TCCTTCCGCTGCTCTATTTACATCTTCAATAACGTAAAATCTTTTTAATGCAACATCATAATCATTAAGTGCATATTCGTCTTTGAGATGCGGCAATTCGATTACATCGCCCGGCATTGGTTTACGCCCTATTGTTTTTACAATGCTACGTATATGAACAGTCATAAAAAGAGTATCATTACTTAAAAATAGTCCAAATTGACTAAGATCAAAATCTATATCTTGTACGTTATAAATTGCTCTATGTGAATACACATCTGGATCATATTTTCTATCTCTGTTTTCTAAAAAGAGCAAATCTTGAATGTTAGTTTCTTTAACAGCATCATACTGTGGTTGTGCAGCAGTTGCTTGATCAGAATCAGGATTCACAGGACCTAAGTATTTGTGTATGTTAATATCAGTTCCGCCGATAACAAACATTTCCTCGATTTGTCTGTCTAGGAATTCGTAATCTTTACCACGTTCTGGTTTATATAATGATAGTCTTGGCATATACATATTTATCGTAACGATAAATACTATTGGAGAAGTTTTATGGCAGATTTAGCAACGCAAAAACAGGAAATATTTGAATATGTAAATGCATTTCTCGGCGGAGGAATGGTAGACGTAGAATTAGATCCTGTTCATTATGAAACAGCTTTAACCAAAGCTTTAACTAGATATCGTATGCGTAGTGATTATTCTGTAGAGGAATCTTATATGTTCATGCCTACAGTTGTTGATCAAAACGAATATATCTTACCAAGCGAAGTTATGGAAGTTAGACAAATATTCCGTAGATCTATCGGATCACGATCAGGCAATGGCGGCGGCGGTACATTGTTTGAGCCATTTAACTTAGCGTATACAAATACATATTTGTTATCAAGTTCTAAAATGGGAGGACTTGCAACATATGATTTCTTTAGTCAATACCAAGAACTAGTTGGTCGTATGTTTGGTAGCTTTATAGAATTTACTTGGAATACCACTAGCAAAAAATTAACCTTGTTACAGCGTCCTAGAGCTGAGGAAGATTTATTATTAATGGTTTATAACTATAGACCTGATAGCGAAATATTCAACGATTACTTAGCAAAACAATGGATTAAAGATTATACACTTGCTAGTTGTAAATATATGTTAGGTGAAGCTCGTAGTAAGTTTGCTACAATTGCAGGACCACAAGGTGGGTCAACACTTAACGGTGATACTCTAAAAGCAGAAGCACAAGCTGAAATGGAAAAACTAGAAGTTGAAGTTAGTCAAGCAGTTGCTGGCGGCACAGGATACGGATTCTTAATAGGTTAAAGATCGTTATCGTGTACGTATAATTGAATTAGTGCATAGTGTAAAATTTTCATTAGATCTTTACGAGCATCATCTGCTGTACCTTTTTTACCATAACGGTTTGAATACTTGTCAACATTACCCATACAGAACCCAGTTCCGTGTCCTCTGTCAATAATTACTTCAGTTGACTGAAATTTATTTGTACTGTAATGGCCGTCGTATGTTTTATCGATATATGCCTGAAATTCTTCAATGTACTTTTTTTCGTCAAATTTGTAATCAATACTCATGTATGCTCCTGTAATTTTTTAATTATTATGCACTCAAACAAATAATTTGTCAACCTAAAAATCAGGAGTTAAGTCTCCTTGTTTCCAAACAACACCTTCTTTTTGTAAAATACGTTGACAGTTTGCACAAATAGTTTTCAAGTTACTAGGTCTTGAATTATCTAAATTTCCATCTAGATGGAATACATCAAACTGTTCGCTGTGGACACTACGGAATCCACACTTTTCGCATTTGTCTTTTTTCTTATATCCTGCTATTTGCCATCTAGGTATCCCATGTCCTGTACCTCCATGCTTTAAGCATATCTCACATTTTTTTCTATAGTAAGTTCTATTACCTTTTTTATAATTTACAGCAGCAGGTCGTTGTTTGCATATACATAATGGTCTCATACCGTATTTATCGTACCTTTAATGCCCCTTTTTTGCATGGTTTATTCATGGTTTTTAAAATAATTCTACTAAATACATTAAGATACTACCCAATAGGAGAAAGAAAAATGGCATTAACCTCACCAGGTGTAGAAGTACAAGTCATAGACGAGAGTTTTTACACTCCGGCTGCGGCAGGTACTGTACCTATGATTTTTGTGGCTACTGCAGAGAACAAGCTGAACGGAGGCGGTTCAGAACTTGCAGCAGGCACTTTAGCAGCGAACGCTGGAACACCATATCTAGTTACTTCACAAAGAGAACTAGTAGAATTATTTGGTACTCCACTGTTCTACAGCGACGGCAACGGAAATATGATTCACGCAGGTGAACTTAACGAATATGGATTACAAACTGCATATTCATTGTTAGGTGTAACAAACCGTGTATATGTTTGTCGTGCAGATTTAGACTTATCAAAACTAACAGCAAGTTCTACAGCACCAGGCGGCGAGCCAACAGACGGTGCATACTGGTTTGATGTAGAATCTACAGATTTTGGTATACAAGAATGGAACGGTTCCGCAGTTACAACAACAGGTGGACAAAGTTTTAGCACAATTACACCAATTGTACTTACACCGAGTGATGTTGATAGAACATCAGGAGAATCATTAACAGCTCCAGGAGCTCCAAAACAATCAGTGGGTCAAATAGGCGATTATTGTGTTGTAGCAATTACAACTATGAATAGAGTATACTACAAAAACAATAGTGGCGTTTGGGTAGAAATTGGCTCCGATGCTTGGAAAGCAAGCCATTACACAGTAAGAGGGTCAGTACAAAATCCATCAGTAACTCCTACAAATACACTTATCATTGACGGTAATCCTGCACTTTCTCTTAGCGGAGCAACAGCAGCAACAGCAGCACAGGACATTAACGATGCAGGTTATAGTGGTGTTACAGCAGCAGTTGTTGACAGTGCATTAGAAATTTACACTACCAATGATAGCTTAACAATAGGTGCAGGTACTGCTAATACAGAACTAGGATTAACATCAGGTACATTCTATAGTCCAAAAGTTACAATAGCAGATCATACAAGTGTACCTCTTTATAAATCTAGCGACACAAATCCTAGACCAACAGGTTCAATTTGGTTCAAAACTACAGAGCCAAACGGTGGTATTGATTTGCGTATTAAAGCGTATAATGGTGATACTCAACTTTGGGAAACACTTACAGTTCCTGCATATCAAACACCAGCAGCAGCAATTTATGGTTTAGACAGAGCAGGTGGTGGTGCAAATCTTGTAACAGGCGAATTATATGTAAAAGCCAATGTAGAAGAAGAAACAGATCCTAAAGTTAACTTTAAGTTTTATCGTAGAGTAACAGATGGCTCAACTACAATTAGAGGACCAAAAGTAACTGATCAGTTAACTGGTGCAACAAGCTATGATATTGCAATTGCAGAAACAAAAACAAACAGTAGTTCATTTGCAGCACCATTAACACTTTCATTTACAGCAGCCGGTGCAAGCGGAGACGCTGACACAGTAGCAGGTGCTATTAACGCAGCAGGATTAACAAATGTTGTTGCTAGTGTAGATAGTCAAAACCGTATTGTTATAGAACATAAAACTGGCGGAGACTTTATTATATATGATATTGACGGCGCACTAGCAACATTAGGGTTTGCAGTTTTTGATGCAGCAGATAGCACAACAACTACAAATTTATATGCAGCACCGACACAAATTACAACAGATGCTCCTACATTACTAGGTGTTGGATCAGTAAATGGTGTATATTCTGCATCTAACTGGAAAGTATTAAGTTATACTCCAGCAGTAGATGCACCTACAACACTTACAGCAGATGGTGAAGTTTGGTATAGTTCTGTAGTTGACGAAGTTGATATAATGATTCATGACGGCACTGACTGGGTAGGTTACTTAAATTACGATCACGGAAATGGTACAGGTGACACAGATCCAAACGGACCAATTGTTGCAGCATCTCAGCCTACAGAAAATTCAGAAGGAAGTCCGTTAGTAGACGGAGACTTATGGGTAGATACTTCAGACATTGAAGAATATGGCACAGTGTATCGTTATAACGCAACGCTAGGTCAATGGGTACTACTAGATAAGTCAGATCAAACTACTGAAAACGGTGTACTATTCGCCGATGCTCGTTGGGCAACAGCTGGTTCAGCATCAGATGCATCAGATATAGTAGACCTATTAAGCAGCGATTACTTAGATCCAGATGCTCCGGATCCTGCACTATATCCAAAAGGTATGTTGCTATGGAACACACGCAGAAGTGGATTTAATGTTAAGCGTTTTGAGCGTAACTACATCGATACAAGTGCTGATAACGAACGCAACGGCGATGAGTCTATGGACTTATATTATGAGCATCGTTGGGTTACACTAAGTGGTAACAACGCAGACGGTTCAGGTACTTTTGGTAGACTAGCACAAAGAAAGTCAGTTGTACAATCTTTACAATCTATGGTTAACAGCAATCAAGAAGTGCGTGATGAAGAAGCAAGACGTTATAATCTAATTGCAACTCCTGGTTATCCTGAACTAATTGGTGAAATGATCACACTAAATTACGACAGACGTTTAACAGCATTTGTTGTAGGAGATACACCAGCAAGACTAACACCAGATGCAACATCATTAAATGATTGGGCAAGTAATGTTAGAAGTGCAGTTGAAGATAATGATAACGGAGCAGTTAGCTTTGACGAATACATGGGTATGTATTATCCATGGGGATTCTCGAGCGATAATAACGGAAACAACGTTGTTGTTCCTCCGAGTCATATGGCACTACGCACTATGGTTATTAATGACCAAGTTGCTTATCCATGGTTTGCACCAGCAGGTACAAGACGTGGCGGCGTTACTAATGCTACAAGTTCAGGCTATGTAAATAGTGAAGGCGAATTTGTAAGTGTATCACTGAACACAGGTCAAAGAGATACATTATACGAAAACAACATTAACCCAATTACATTTATTAGCGGCGCTGGCCTAGTTGTATTTGGACAAAAAACTCGTGCTAGAAATGCAAGCGCACTAGACAGAGTAAATGTTGCACGTTTGATTATCTATATGAGAACACAACTAGAACTTCTAGCAAGACCTTATTTGTTTGAACCAAATGACAGAATTACAAGAGATCAAGTAAAATCAGCAGCAGATGCATTCTGCTTAGAACTTGTAAGTCTACGTGCATTATATGACTTTATCACAGTTTGTGATGATTCAAACAACACACCTGCTAGAATAGACAGAAACGAGCTTTGGCTAGATATTGCTATTGAACCAGTTAAAGCAATTGAATTTATTTACATTCCATTGCGCATTAAAAACACAGGTGAAATAGCAGCACTAGGTTAATAAAATTGGGCCTTCGGGCCCAATTATAAAAAAAAGCTAAATACATATGTAAATAGAAGAGGATATATTATGCCACTAACATCATTAAGAAATATTTCGGTTCCAATAGACGACGGCCAAAGAAATGGTACATTGTTGATGCCGAAATTACAATACAGATTTAGAGTAGTTTTACAAAATTTCGGTATTGATGGGGGATTACTTACAGAGGTAACAAAACAAGTTGTTGATGTAACTCGCCCAACAGTAAATTTTGAAACTATTCAGCTAGATGTATATAACTCAAGATCATACCTAGCAGGTAAGCATACTTGGGATCCAATTACACTAACATTGCGTGACGATGTTAATAATAACATTTCTAGAGTAACTGGTCAGCAGTTACAAAAGCAATTTGACTTTTATGAACAAGCAAGTGCAGTTTCAGGTGCAAGCTATAAATTCGAAACAAAAATTCAAATATTAGACGGTGGCAACGGCGGTGATGCAACATCACCAACAGTACTTGAACAATGGAATTTAGTAGGTTGTTATTTAGAATCAGCAAACTATAACTCACTAGCATACAGTGCTTCGACTGATCCTGTAACAGTTACATTAAGCATTAGGTACGATAATGCAGTTCAAACAGACGAAGACGGCACTACACGTAACAACGGCGTGGGCGAACCAATTAATAGAGTAAGTGGTGATGCATCATCAGGACCTGCTGTATTAGTTACAGGCAACCGTTCAGTAGAAGGTTAAAAAAACTTAAAGTGGCATTACAAAATAGAGAGCTTAGGCTCTCTATTTTTTTATATACGTAGTTATTTCATTATAATAAATACTTTATAAGGAGATTTATTGTGGCAACAATATTAAGAGATGCACAACATGCTCATAATTTATATACGCAGCAAA